ACCCCCAAGAAAGGTTAAAGCTGCCATTTTTGGTGTGGTCGTTGTAACCGCGATTTATACCGCCATAAGCAGCCGAGTTATCAAACGTCCCAATAGTCATTGTCGTCGATAAAATACTGGAACTCGCCCCATAGAAACTGGAGAACGTCATCTGACTGTTCGCAGCCGCACTAACCAAGCCACGAATGTCAGTGTCGTTCATAGAGGCTTGAGTGCCGGATGTGCCGCCAGCTTCAACGTGCAGGTCGTTTAGGCTAATCTGTCCGCTACTTTGAAGAGCCATTCTTCATCTCCTCAATTTCTGCTTTCAGTTCCTTCACGGCCTCGACCAGCAAGCCAATCACTTGGTCGTATTGAACGGTTTTATAGGTCTGGCCCTCTTCGCCGTGGAATACAGCCCCATCCTCAATGACCGCCGAGGGGAGAACCTTCTCTAAATGCTGGGCAATAAGACCGGCCGACTTGCGGTCATCTTTGAGGTAGGTAAACGTGCAACCGTTCAGCTGCTGCACCTTGGCCATTGCGTCTTTGATCGGCGCAATGTCCTTCTTGAGGCGAATGTCTGAAACCGTGGTGGAGTATGCGACTACGTTGCCATCGACATGCAAATCGCCATCGGCCTCAAGCCTCATCTCCTCCCCGCCAGCAATCTTAAACTTTATGTTAGTTGTTGCATCAAGCGTTATTGGGTAGCCGACATCCAACAGAAACCCATCGGTTGCGCGATCATCAAACGTGATCCCCGCTGTCGCGTAAACTGTGTTGTCGGTGTCAAATGTCCACTTGATAAGACCTTCAGTTCCAGTAACACCAGACTTTAATTGTATGCCAGCATTATCTTCATCTAACTTAACACTGCCCGTGAGATTAATGCCTGTGGCGGTGGTGGCTAGTTTGGCCGAACCGTCATGATAAACATAGGCAGAACCATCTGCTAAACCTAAAAAGATGTTTTCATTTGTTGCGCTTCTAAGTGCAATCTCAGAAGAACCCCTTAAATACAAGCCTCCTGTTCCAGCATCGTGAACATAACTATTCGACCCATCGTGATAAATCTCAAGGTCACCAGCACCGAAGATGGCTTTGTTGTTGTCGCCAAATGACAGGTTGCCCGTCATTGTGTCGCCAGCCTTGGCAACCAAAGTCGCGCCATCAGCATAAGCGTCCACCCAAGAAGTGCCATTAAAGACTTTCATATCCGCAGTCGTCTCGTTGAAATATAGACTGCCGGCGACCAAGGAATTTCCATCATTATCGACGCTTGGGTCACTAGCTTTTGCACCGAGGTAACGATCATCAAAGCTGTCGAAAGATGCCAACGCGGAATCCCGTGCGCTTTCAGCAGAGGTTTTCGCGCTCTCAGCATCATCCTTGTGCTGTTCTGCGGTAACGGCAGATGCCGCCGCGTTAGATGCTTGCGTTGTGGCTGTCTGCTCGCTTGATAACGAAGCCTGCTCACTAGCGTCAGCCGCCTGCTCACTAACGAGTGCCGCCGCCGCGCTTACGCTGGCGGCGTTCTGGCTGACCAATGCCGCTTGCTCACTAGCATCAGCCGCCTGCTCACTAGCGCTTGAGGCGTTCTCGCTGCCAAGTGCAGCCTGCTGACTGACCAATGCCGCTGCCGCGCTTACGCCCGCCGCGTTCTCATGGCCTGAAGCTGTAACAGCGCTGGCCGCTGCTGCCTGCTGACTTGCAAGCGCAGCCACTTCCGAACCAGCCGCATTCGTCTCCGCTTGCCGGGCGTTGGTTACCGCATTAGCGGTTGTTACGGTTGGCCCCCAAATAATTACGTTCTCGCGTCCTGCAACTGCGGGTGTTGAAGGCGGGTTCACGAAGGTAATGGTGTTTTGTGAGATCGAGTAATCGTCAACCGGAGTGTTAAGCTGGCCATCCACAAACACCAAAACATCGGTGTTGCTGGAATAAATATAAGAAAGCGTGAATACAGCTTGAGAGCCAGTGCCTAAGAACTGATCAACGGCAGAAGCGCTTGTGTCGATAGCAGCGTTGGCTAACAGCAGCCAGTGAGCCGCCAAACTGTCAAATGTCGAAGCGGATGTGTGGGCGTTGATACAGATGTATGTAGCATCATTGAAATCAACAACATCGTTAATCTCGTAGTAAATTCCGGTTGCCCAATCGCCCCTAATGTTGAAACCGTCAGCTTGAGCGATTGCAAGTGCATCCTGAGATAAACTCTCCGCTGTTACAGACTGGTTAGCCAGCTGAGTGTCGTCACGCTGCAAAATGGCCATATTGTTTAAAACGGCATCAAGGGTAGACTTGATGCGGTCAAGCTCCGCCTCTACCTGTGATGCTGGGAGCGGGTCTTGCGGGTTGGACGTTTGATACGCTGAGAAGTCGTAAGCACGACTATAAATAGGAGGCTGGGCCATTGTTTAATCCTTTTGATCTTGGTGACATTTGCACTTGCAAGAGTCCGGGTTGCATGGGCGCTCGGAACAAGCAAAACAGCGGCTCATGGCTTAGTAGCCCATCGACTTGGACAGCCTGCCGCTACCGCTCTTCTTTTTGGTTTTATTTTTTTTACTGTTTGGAAAGCCAGCTTGCATATTTTTGTAGGCTTTGGGAGTTACCGTCGAAGAAGATTTGGAACGAGACGTTCCAGCCTTTTTGCGTCGATTGATGTTTTCATACAGACTCATCAGGATTTCCTCAAATTGCACCGCCACCTTTTTAACGCAGCGCCTTTTCTGGTTAGCTTGCCCTTCTCATCTCTGATCGGGCCTTTCACTCCAGACATCCGCGCGCAAAAACTTTTCTTGCGTCCGGCGCGTTTGCCCTTCGGGTTTTTCTCCGTGACAGGAGCTTTAAGATTCGACCCGGTAGCGCGATTATATTTCGCCCTACCCTTTGCCGTTAATCCAGCGCCGCGCGACTTAGATAGCTTTTCACCGCGACCAACAGAAAGACTTACCGACATACCCGTCTCCAATAACCACAATCATTATAAAAATAAATCGACAGTTAATCTACAAATACGCAAAAGTTCATTTTCGCAAAAAATTTATATTCACGCCCATAATATGTAACGAGCGGGCATGCGGGGGTGGCCGGGGGGGTGGGTCGGGCGGTGAATGGTCTGCCCGTGACTATTCTTTTCTAGTCTTTCTGCGGCTCAACGACTGACGCGGTGACATCTATGGTGTTTTTCTCGTCTTCCCATCGGTCAATAAGCTGCCCCAGCTGCTCCGGTGACATCTCTGCCAGCTGCCCCGTCTGCCCCGCCTCGCCGGACAACTTGCCCAAGTCTCCGGCAAGCTCGAACACTGTGCGCGCTGCGCTCACCTTGGATGACGCCGGAGCGTCTGGGTCAATCATCACAGTTTTGAGCGTTCCAATAGCCATATTGGTCAGCTCGCCTGCGTATATAGTTTGTCTCGCCTGCCGGATAGCGGCCTGAATGTGCGGCGCTCTGGTAAGCCTGTAGGCCGCCTGCTTTGGTTGGGCATATCCGGCTTGGCGCGCGGCCTCTGTCGGGTTCATATTGCCGGTGACTAGGTGATCAATAAAAGCCAGCTGCATATCAGTATTACCACCGGCTACCGGCGCTTTATGGGTGGGTTCTTTTTGTGTAGATTTCATGCCCTATGATAGCTTGTTGATTTGTTGTTGACTATATGCCCATTCTGGATATACTCACCCCACCAAAGCAATCTCGCTTTGGCAAAAACTGATGAGGTAAACAATGGGAACGAGAGCAACATATGAAATTGATGGCGAGGTTTTTTATTGCCATTTTGACGGATACCCACAAGGCGCGGCGGCGCGCTTTGCGGCGATGGTTGGTAAGCTGCACGAGGTTACCGATTACGGCACAATCAGAAACAACGGCGGCGGCATGGGCTTTGCCTTTATTCGCGGCGCTGATGACGCCCAGCCAACCGAAAGCCATGAGGCGCACGGCGATGCCGAGTATCGATATATCTGCTATCGAACTTCTGAGGGCGTAGTCTTAACCGCTCATGCCCGCATGGGTTTCAACGGTGGATGGCATATCATTTACAGCGGCGCGCTGTGGGGCTTTATAAACGCATTCACGCCAGACCTTGAGCGGCGTGCGTGTGTCGTGCCGCTTGGTCACAGCTGCGGCACTGGCTCGCTGGTCAGTGTCCGGCAGCTGCGTAGCCTGAAGGACTCCGCCGGAGTGTCTGAGGCTTTCCAAAAGGCGGCACGCCTTATTGGTTGCAATGCAGCGCTTGACCAAATCCGCTATGCAATCAAACAATCAGGCTACGAGCGCGGCGACGAACTGTCGGGCAATGTAATGCGCGGCGGCTTGCTCGCCGCTGCGGAGTAATTGTCATGCTTGATTATATCATTTTCGGCATTGTCGATAACGGCGTGATGATTTTAGGCGCGTTTACGGGTTTGGAGGTCGAGCGGTATTTGCCGCAGCGCTTCCGGCTCGGCGCAATCATGCCGATTGTCGGCGCTGGCATTGGTAACACTGTCAGCGATTTCATGGGCGGCGTTGCAGCTGGTAGCCCCGCCCTTGCCATCGGCACGGGTATAGGCTGCCTCATTGGGCTGCTGTTTATTCCGGCCTTCATGCAATTCATCAAGCCAGCGGAGGGCGGACAATGACCGGAGATAAACTCATAAAGCTTGTCCCGAATTGGGTGGCTGTTCTGCCAATTCTGCTTAATGGCTTGCAGAACGGCGACAGCAACGCGCAACAAATAGCGCGGCAGGAGTTGGAGCGAATGGCCGCAGCGGCTGACGCCTTCAATGCGGACGAAACAAGGCCAACTGATGAGCCGCTAGACGGGTAGCGGCGAAACGCTGGGGCGTGTCCTGTATTCGCCCCGGCGTCTTGGCAATCCCGCCAAACAAAACTGATGAGGTAAAAAAATGGACGTTGGAAAAATTATTATTCAACAAATTAGGGGTTTCGACCCACTGGCTTTGATGGCATGGCGGGCAAGGGATTTCGTTCTTGTCGATGCCGGAAGCCATGCCAAAAGCATTTCAGCGAAATGCGATTGGCAAAAATTCGGCGCACGAAAAACAAACTTTGCGCCGACAGCCAGTCACGCGGGGGGCGTAATATTCAGCATCGCAAACATGCCAGCTTGTAAAAGGGGCGCGGTGCATGTCTTTCTCAACCATTCGGACGAATATGACGTCTTAGTCACAAAGCCCCCGCGTGAATTAGGCGAAAAGTCTGCGGCAGTAGTCGCGCAAGCTACGGGCGTTTATTGCGACATGCTCCCCACAATAATTGATGACATGCTGAACGGTGTCATTTGTCACTCCGATGTGGTGATGGACTAATGAAGTTTATCGCAACAGGGTTTTGGTTTTTGTGCGCTGGTCTGGCTATGAGTGGCGCGCTTCAACTTCTTGCGCGGCGGCGGCGGCGAGGTGGGACAATCGTAAACATCCGCACGGGTGAAATCCAACGAGCCGGAGGGTTTTCCATAGATGACCAGCGGAGCGAAATAATGCAGAGCGAAAGGGGCAAGGCATGAGCGAAAAATGTCCAAGATGCGACAGCGGCGAACTCGGCTTCGGAGAGGTCGGGGATGGCGTTGAGTATGAATATTGGGACTGCAATGAGTGCGAAGCGCAATTCTATGTGCCTATTGAGATAGTGCGCGACTTTGCAAACATGGAAGACCAAGAGCAGCCAACTGATGAGCCGCTGAACGGGTAGCGGCGAAACGCGAGCGGCGCCAGCTGGTCGCGTCTTGGCAATCCCGCCAAAAAACTGATGAGGTAAACAATGAAAGATGAAATAGAAACTAGGCATATGACGCTGGATGCCGATGACGTAGGCAATGCGCTTGGGTTATTGGAAGAAGTGGCAAAAGGCTTGCGGAAGCACCGAGATGAAACGCTCGGCGGCGGCTGCCCTGACACGCTCACGCAAGTATTTATGGCGCATGAAGATGTGCAGTATGAACTTGAGCGCATCCAAAATTTGCTTGAAGCATTCCCGTATAATTTTACGGAAAACGAAAGCAAGTATTTCTATCTATCCGGCTCTTTCCAGTGCCATTTCGAAAATGAAAACCACTGGGTATATTTAATCGAGTTGGTTGCGCCCGACACCAGCGAAAAGGTTTTTGTTCAATGGACAGAAAGCTATGAACTGGAAGAAGGCGACGTCATTGCAAGTGTCTGCAAGGGCGAGATGGATGAATATATCGACCAATACGGAGAAAGGGAGGCAGCGTGATGCTGATTACTGTATTAAATTTTGAAACGGGCGCGGTAGATACGCACGACTTTTACCAGTATGACGGGCAGTCTGCAGAAGATGTTTTGCTGCGGAAATATGACAGCTTGGACAATCTGCAATGGATGGCTCACGATGAAGACCCTGATGAGTTTATCGAGCGCTGGCATACGGATGATGCGAAAGTCACTTGCGAGTGGCTCACCGATGACCAAGCGCGGGAAGTTATGGAGGGTTATTTAGACCGCTGTAAATCCGATGACTTTGAGGTCATTGCTATCATAGCCGATATGATGTTCCCCGAACCGGAGGAGGCTGCGTAATGGCTGACGGACACGACCCCAAAACCGCCTTGCAGTTTGAGCGTATTCTAAGCTGCGCCAATCGCATCATCTGGGAAGTCGAGAACACCGACACAAGCGAAGCTTGTGCGGCTGACGCGGCAGCCATTAACAGCGTGGCATGGGAACTAATAAACCTGACCCGCGATGGTATAGATGAAACCACCTAAAACGAACTCCGGCGGCTGCGGCTGCCGGAGTTTTTACTACCCCTAATTTTCTCAACAGTGTTAGAGCAGAGCCACAAATGCACAAAATCCTACAAATTGCTTATGATTTACGTCACCAGCTGGACAAGCTACCTAACGGCGGCGGCTGCGATGTGGATGGTGACGAAACCGACATGACCGCACGGCAGCGGATGGTGCTTATCATTCAGCACTTGGAGAAAGCAGAGCCACAATCTATCGAGTGACCGGCATGCAAACACCAAACTTTTGATGTGGAAGCTGGTTGGTTCTTGTCGCGTAGTCAAAGCACTCCCACCAATCAATGTTTGGAACTGCGCCGATCAATGCAAAGCTTCCATCAGCAGAGCGAGAAAAAAGCATAAAGACGAAATCAATCTCCATCTTTAATCGCCTTGCGTATCTGACAGTCTCGACACTTACATTCGTATGTGGATTGTGATATTTCCGAGTTACCGATTACCTCATCAGTATCGGTTGGCGGTCTGGCTTCGGTCAGGCCGCCTTTTTCTTGGGACACTTCAAATCCAACAGCAGCGTATCCGGCAATATCAACCCAACTATCTCTGTGATTGGGCGATTGCTGTAGTCTCGCAATCTTTTGCAAAATGTTAAGCACAGCCACATCGCTATCGCGTAATTCACTGACACCAGACAGGTATGCCCGCCATAGATCAGCGATGGCTTTTTGATTGGCGCTAGGAGAGCCATAGGCATCGTTTCTAGCGCCGTTCACCAACTCGCTGGCCTCATGTAGCAGATTAGAACGGAAGTTCATCATTGAACTCCCCTTCGGGTATTTTGACACTCGATACAGTAGAGCCGGGGAAGACTGTCTTGACATGGTTAACCCATTTCTTTGTGTCCTCATGGCTTTCGTAAAAACGCAGTAACTCCCGCAGCGTCATAATATTGACGCCATCAACCGGCTGAACCAAATCAACGGCATCAGCGTCATGGCAGATGGCGTAGTGCTGGCCGGTATCACCTGAGACATGCCAAACCTCTGGACTAGCCGGTTCACGGCCAAGCTTTAGGGCTTCAGCATCGAGATAGCGGTATCCTTTGATAAGATTGTCACCCTTGAGGCGTATCTCGTCTATCACACCAGACTGAAGCGCTGTGTCGAAAGCCATGCGCGCCATCTCAAATCCTTCAGCTGTTTGCGGTGATACACATCTCTCCAGTTTCCCGCTTCCCCACTTCCTTTCCATTTGCACGGCAACCTCATCGACAGTCTGAATGATGGCATCGATGCGTCTTGCGTTTGCTTCGAGGTAGGCTTCCTTATTTAATAGCGGGTCTGGTCTTTCATAAACTCTACTCATCGCGCTGCCCTACTCTTTGTGGTTACGCCACCGCTACGCGCCATAAGCGCGGTTGCGGAAGTAACCGCTAGGGGGTGTGGGGGGGTTACTTCCGCTACACTTCCGTCCATTTCCGCACGATTTAGGTCATTTTGGATACAAATAGCCCATGATGGATGTGGTAAATTTTCACCGAAAAAGCTCCACTTCCGTAAACCTCGACACGTTTCTGCGGGTTTGCGAAGATGGCTTCCGGTAAAACTGTCTACATGAGAATAATTCTCAAGACACTTCCGCGAATGTTTACATGCACTTAACTGTGTTTTGGCTAAAATAGGCAAAAACTTACTTCCGGTTGCGGAAGTAACCGGAATTGAACTTTCTGGATACACTTTAAGCATTATTCTGCCCCTTGCTTGAGACTGACGTTCCCGACTTATCGGACGCATCCAGCGTTTCCGACTTACCTACCGGCTCTGTCGTGCGGAACGTCTCTAACTCAACTAACTTGTCGTGGAGGCGAAGCACATCTTCACACCACTCCGCATCGGACTTGTCACCGTTTCCGACGACTGCTTCGTTGTGAGCGTTTGGCGGCAAGGCGAGGAGAACATGAAAGACGCGATTATCTTTTGCCCCGGTGGCAGACGTCACCCGGTAAGACAGCCCTGACTCGAAAATGATGTGCAATGCGGGGACATCATCAAAGCGGATTTGTGCTTCACAAACATTGTCTGCGCCCTGCATTAAAAATCGTTCATCGGCCGATGAGGGTCTGGGTGAGCGTATAACCATGGCGCTGCGGTGGCGCTCGGATACGTCAACAAGCTCCCATTCGATGCCTGCCTCGCAATAAAAGCCTATTGCCCGCAGCCGGTGGCACAGCAGCATTGTTTTGCTGGCTAGGCTGGAAGCGTCAGGCCGTATTTCTCGCACTGTTCTATGAACCATTTTTCAGTCTCCTCGTCTTCGATCGTAATTTCGCCAGCCGTGCATTCATCACACTCTGTCCAGTAATTGATGTTAAATCCTCCGGGCGTATAGACGGGTAGGCTTCCCCTCCCCTCGCATTCCGGGCAAAAAACCGTTTTCGGCTCAAACTCTTCTTCTTCACTCATCTGTCCCCCAAGTCGGCTTCGGGTCGAAGTCTTTAAGGACTTTGAGGCCACGGGTTTTCTTGCTTGGGTCAACTATTGAGTTTTCCAGATAGCCTTGGCTTATCCATGCCTCCAGATAACCGCGCGCTGCGCCGTGAGGCATTCCGTATTCGCCCTTCAGCCATGCTAAAAAGCTTCGCGGCGTGTTTGTTCCGACAGCGAATGGGTCGAGTGCGAACCATCGGTTGCTGATTTCCTTGAAAATTTCTTGCGTCTGGCGCGTATCCAAGGTCGCGCTGCGCTCGATAATTGAGTTTACCTCGCTTGTGCGCTCTTCAAGAAACCCGCTTTCGCCCCGGATAAAGGCTTTCGTCTCTCTGTCCGCGACATCGTTTACCTTAACGACACCGCCACAGATTGCGTGACCCACTCCGCTTTCGAAGCCCATGCGTTGGGCGACAACACTCTCTTCGCTCTCCGGCATCTGCCAAAGGGCGTAAACCCAGCGCGCGCCATCGACCAGCGCCGTTGTCCCACGGATTGCTTCCCGCGCTTGCGCGCCCTTACGGATACTAAAGCTGCCTTCCTTACGCATATGGTGGGCAACCAAGACTGTCGCGCCCGTTTCAACGGCTAGGTTGGATAGCATTGACCAGAAAAACTGCGCGGCCGCCGGGTCGGAGTTTACGTCCGCATGGACAAACGCTTGCAGCGGGTCAAAAACGATAAGCTTCAAGTCGCCTAGCGCAACCAGCTGCTCATGCAACATCGCGTATTCGTCTGTCGCTACATAGCCCTCGCGGGTATCCAGCACGAAACCGAGCGGCCCACCGGCATCCGGCAGCGGCACAACGAACAGCTTATCTTCTGCCCGCGCACGGATTGTTTGGTCGGGAAGACCATCGATACGCCGGTGGATGCTGGCCATGCTGTCTTCAGCACCAATAAACACCGCTTTGCCATACTGGGTTATTTCGTGACCAAACATTCGCTCGGTGTGCATAGAACTGTCGCCGCCCGCGACCTTACAGACAAACTCCAACATCATGCCGGACTTGCCTACACCACCTTGAGCAGCAATAAGCCCCGGAACACGCATGGGTAGAACGCCATTTACTAACCATTCTTGTTCCGGGGCTTTACCGGCAAAGCGCCGGATATTCCAATCCGTAATGTTAAGGTCACTTTGCCTCGACGTTACAGCTGGAGATATTCTTTCGGTAATTGTGCTGGCGGCCGCGCTGGTGGCGCTGCCACGCTCGTTTTCCTTAACTGCCCGCAACTCGCCTTGCATAGCGCGCTTCAGCTGATACTCAGCAGTCTCTGAAAACAGACGGATACCACGGCCATCATGGTCAAGGCTTTCGCCCCTAGCAACGACATTGCGCGCATATGCTGGATAGACCTCATCGATCATCCACTGCATGGACGGTATTTCGCCCTTCTCTTTCCAATGACTTGCAATACCGCCAATAACACACTCGACCATGTATTGCTTTCGCCCGTCTGTGCGTCTCTCTTTACCAAACATGCCGGTGTCTATGACGTTCCCGACTTCACTGACTTTGGCTGCGGGGCTGGCTTGCAACAACGGCTCGGACGGTTCTGACAAGAGGGACATAAGCCACGCGGGCGCGTCCACGACTGGACTGTCGTTAATACTGTAAGGCCGACCTGACATATGAACGCTTGGAGCGGCCACAACGAACCCTCCCTCGCCCCGGATGTCTATCCCGTTGCCGAGAATGTTCGTTCCTGTCTTTACAAACGTCCCTTCGGGCGCTCGGAAAAAGAAGTGCCGACCACCAGACCCGGTTACAGCTGTCAGCGTTTCTGGAAAGTCCTCGTTTTGCATCTGCAAATCGTGCAGCGTGTCTTCTCCGTCTTTGCCTTCGCCAATATCTACGTCCACGACGAAGATGTTTCCGCTGACAGCGCCGGTTACGATGCCAAGATTGTTCTCGCGCATCCGCCCATCGAACCACAGTTCCAGCGTTCCCCGGTCAGGCAGCTTCTTTTGAAATGTTTTCCAGCTGTTGGCCGCAGGGTGCTTACCCGGCGAATGACATGACGCCCCGGCGCTGCACGAGCAGCTGCCATCGGGCTTAACATAATGAACAGGCACTACACTGAAGCCCTGTTCCAAATATTGTATGGCGTGTTTTAATTTCTGATTCATTGTTCCCTCCACCTCCTATAAAAAAATGCGGGGCGGCTAGGAGGAAACCGCCCCGCAAAACGCAGCTAGATGACTTGACTGGACATACCTCCAGAGAAGTCACCACTTGCTACGTTGTCAGCCGCTGGCGAGGGATCGTTTGCCTGCGGCTGTGCCTGCGTCACTGGCTGGGTTGCGGACGCGGCATTTCCTGAGTTTGGAAACTCTGCTTGGGCAAGGCTGTCCGGGGCTTCCATCCAATCAAGGATTTCGAAGTCGTGGACTTTTGTTGGCCCGCCGTATTCTTTCGTGAACACCGCTTTCTTCACGCTAACAACCGGCACTTTCGAACCAAAGTTCGGGGAGGCTTCGGCAGCGGCGTAGAGTTTCTCCATGAAAATCTTGTGGCCTGCGCTCATGCTTGACCAAATTCGAAGCGGCGCAAGCTGACGACCATCATCGCTTACAAAGTTTTTCTCGCTGTAAACCATGACTTGAAAAGCGCGGCCATAGGCTGGCTTCTCTTCACCAAAAGACATTTGCATCTCTGTCGGCCGCGAAATTGCTTTGGGGTCGTTGCCCGGCCACGGAATGAAATCCCGTCCACCAGCAATCTTCAGCCAACCCAGCTGAATTTTAGCGATGTCGATAAGAATTGGGTTAGTAAGTTCGCCCGCATCGCTTTTCAAGCGAACATCATCAAGACCTTCTGGGTCATTTACGATCCAGACGTTCTCTTCAATCATGTGACGAACCCACGGCAGCGAGCTTCCGCCGCCATCATTACCAAAATCAATAGCCATTAGTCTTCTCCTTCAGAAGTTCTAGGGATAAAGGCGATAGTGTCTTGCTTATCGCCCGGGCGGATTTCCGCCCGATACAGGCTTTCGAGGACATTCTTCGCGTGATTGCGAACAATGCTTGCCTCGATGCCTGCCAACTCGCAGACTGCGAAGAAATCTTCTTCGTCAAAAAGCAGCCAGCAAATTGTTTCTTCGGTGCGGCGGCGGTATGTGACCGGATGCCATTCATGGGCGTCGAGTAACGCCCGATAGATGACATGCGCCCAAAGCATTTGCTCCGGGCTGTGAGGTCGCTCGTGCCACTCGCTCTCAAACTGTGAATATCCATCACGCGCCTGTCCCAAAGTATTTCTCCCTGAGAGTGTTTGCTCCGTTCCAATAGAAAGAAGACGGATCGTGTGAGACGTATTTAACGAGTTCAGAGGTTTCAACGGGGAGGTCGAGGATGCGGTTCATGGCCGCTAGGTTTGTCTTGATTAACGTGATGAACGGATTTGTGTCGTGTAGTTCCCGATACACAATCGGGTCGGATTTACGTTTAAGTGAGTAAAGGAAGCGCACCCGATAGTTGGTTACGCGCTGGTAAAGAGCCGCTTGAATGCAGTGATCCAGCTGCCGAGACTTTAATGACCATTCCTCCGGCGCGCTGCCGGGGCATTTAAGGTCAATAATCAAGCCGTCCTGTTCCCACATAAAGTCGAGAAAGCCGATGACGGGAATGAAGTCATTATCACCGTCACCAAACTTAATGCTAACTTCCCCGTTTGCATCTAGCGGGTGTTGCGCCTTGCCAAAGCTTTTGTGTTTGGGGTCGGGCTTCGTCGGGACGCCCAATGGGCGCATTTCATTGACTGCGTTTTCCGTGCGGTAGTTTAGTTCGTTAGTATATTTCTCTACCAACTCCTCTACTGCCGGGTCGCCCTTTCTCAATGATGCAAACTTATCAATGGTTACTTTGTTGTATTCATCCGTCGATGCGTCTGGATTGAACAAACCAAACTCGACGCCATCTTCAACACTTGAACCAATGTCCGCAGCGATGCTGTCGAATGGAAACTTCTCTTTCATTATATATTGAGTGATGTAGGCGCATGGCGCGGTCATCATCTTCTTGATCTGAGTAGCGCTGACCCTCTTTACGCCGCGCTTTGTAAACCCATTTACTGGTAGTGCCATTTTCTAATCTCCGTTATGTCTATCGACAAAATCAACATCGAGGGCATCAAAAAAGACAGCCCCGTAGAAAGCAATCAATGCCGCGTCAGCGCGGCCATCATCTTTGCGGCGGCTGAACAAGTCGGCATACATTGGAAAGAGTTGAGCAGCGCGCGCCCGGCTACCATCCTTCCCAGACGGGACATGGCAAGCGTTACGCCATTTTTGCGGAGTAACGACAGTGATCGGAATTTGTTGAGCGGCAACAATTCCCTTCACGATTCCGTAATTCACACCAAGCTTGAACATGCTGCTAACGCCCTGCCCCGGTCTTGCGCCCTGCTTTTCAATGAAAAAGTGATCGCAGTCCCCAATATATTCGTTGGCAAGCTGCTCATTCACCTCGCGCCGCTTGGTGACCTCAACAGTTGGCATGTCAACAACATCCAAAGTCCCGGCTGAAATATCAAACCGGGCGAAAGCGCCATTTAATCCGGGGTCACAGGCTTGAATAATCACTTGGCCACCGGCAAAAACGTGATGTTGTCCGACTGTTTTGTCCAAACGTGTTCAGCTGTATAGCCTTTAGAAACTTCCCCTGCGTCTGTTAATCTCTGCACAAACTTCGGCAAGTCACCAAAGACAACCTCTACCGCGGATTTTACCACCTCTGCAAACACCTCAAACTTTTTTTCAGTGTGCAAATTAAGACTAACAATTTTTAACGCCATCGAAAGCTTGTTTGCGCTTTGTGGAACTATAACCTGCCCAGAAATTTCATTCATTATTACATCAACCGAATGCAACTCAGGCTCGATGTCGTTGAACTTTGCTTGATCAAAATTGTGGATGCGGGTGAATGTGTTGTTGCCTGCTTTTAGAACAGCCATTCTTACCTTTTCATCCTGCAAGTTTGTAAAAACCTCGCCCACCTTTAGCGCATGGCGCGCACGATAGCGTAGGTGGGGGTGAAGGCCTTTGCTGGCCTGCATCATCTTAATCATCTTGTAGCATTCTTTGCGCGTCCAGCCGTTAACCGGGACCATCATTTCACCAGCAAAAAAGCGAAGGTCTTGCGCGTCCTTCGCGCAGACGTTTGTTACATTATCTGTAAAAATTGGCATGCTTGATTGCATTAGACGTCTCCCACTTTTGTCGAACCCTCATCAGCTTCGCCAACAACGGTTATAAAACCCTCAACAGGAAACCTAAAATTTTCTTCTTTTGCAAGGAAAATAAGAATAGCTATCTGTTTTCCGTGAATAGCCTTCCGCTTTACCCAGTTGTTGATTGCACTGCGGCTTATTTGTAGGCCATGTTTTTCGTAAAGGCGGATCAGCGCAGCGACTCCACCAAAATGCTGAACTATTGCGCGAGTATTAAAACTAATTTCCATTTTTAATTAACCTGTCGAACTGTCGGTTTTGTTGAGTTTGTATGTTGACTATTAAAGTGTTCTCAACATGGGTCAATCTTTTTTTTGACTTACACCCAAAATGGGAGTATTTATTTTTGAGTCGATACGTTGATTAGTGTAAATTACAAATCGACGATACTTTTGAAGTGGTCTTATAGGAGGATTGCGAAAATGAATGCAAACACAACACGAACCGAACCCTCGAATGGTGAGCAGTTAGGAACTAAGCGTGTAACCAAGCAAGAGTTTGCAAAACGGTTGTATGAAACTATGGTTGGCAAGGGCTGGACACAATCGGAATTGTCACGCGCAACTGACGTAGGCCGTGATAGCATTAGTAATTACATTCGCGGCGTAAGCCTGCCAAACCCTCGCAACTTAAAGAAGCTTGCTGATGGTCTTGCGGTAGAGATGTCCGATTTGTATCCCAACTTTTCAATGAGCGCCGCCGGTATGGACGTTCCATCGATCCAGACCCGCGCGCTGCCGGGCGACACAAACTTTATGTATCTGGAAATTAACTGCAAGCTGCCTACGGATGTAGCGCTCGAAGTGCAGCAGTTAATAATCAAAAACCTTAAATAGCGATGCAGCTTCTTTCTCGTAAAGAAGCCGCTCGCTTGCTTGGTGTGTCGATAAAGACGATAGACAGGCTACGCAAGAGCAAGCAGCTAACAACAGTCACCATTGGCCGCCGGGTGATGGTGACACAGGAGTCGATAGAATTATGGGACGCGAATACAAAGGGCCATTTCTCGGAAGGCGTGGGGATGTCTTCTACATCCGTTACCATGACGGAAAGCGCAATAGACAGATTTCAACGCAAACGACAGTTTTGCTTGAGGCGCAACAGGTCTTTACGCACTGGCTAGAAGGCGGTGGCGAGGAGCGCCCGGCAGCGGTAAAAGACCCCGTGCTAATGGACGTTGTGCGCGATTGGTATGAAGAAAACGTCTATATGATACAGCCTAGCTGGCAGCGGACACATTCTATCATGAAAAATCTTGATGGTTTTTTTGGCGATATGCGTATCAGCCAAGTGAACGGCAAGGTGCAAAAAGAATATATAGCCTCTCGACAGCCAGCTGCATCCGGCACTGTTCGCCTTGAGTTAGGAAAACTCCGCACTTCTTTGAAGTGGGCATCGGAGCGCCGTGAGCCGCGTGAAGAACGGCTGCGCCGAGAAGACCTGCCCTACATAATTATGCCAGCGCACAGCCAGCCACGAAACATAGTCGTGCAGCGCCAGCTGCTAACACAAATGCGTGATGCTGCCATAGACATGGCTGCCGGTCTTGATAAAGAGTTTGGCCTTTACCTAATCTTGCTAATCGAAACAGCGCAGCGTAAGTCGGCTGTGCTTGATTTGCGCTGGCAGCAAGTAAACTTTGAGCGCCGCCAAATTCAATTTAACCCGGAAGGCCGGGAGCAAACGCGCAAACGCCGCCCTGTGCTTCCTATGTCAAACACGCTTGAGCGCGTTTTGCTTCCGCACCGGGGCGAACCTGACCAGCTGGTGTGCGGTTTTAAGCGCGATCCCTACGAAAAGTTTAAGCAGTGGGCTTTTGACATGGGGATGCCGGAGTTATCTGCTCACGTTTTTAGGCATACTTGGGCGTCACATAGCGCCGAAGACGGACTAGACATGAAGATCATTGCTGCATTTCTTGGCGACACTATGAAAACAGTCGAAGAAAATTACATGCACTTGTCGCCAGATTACCTACGTCAAGCAGTCGATAGATAGTGTTTACTGGTGTTTTATTTGGTGTTTTATGGGCTAATAAAACACCAGTGGTGTTGATTTTGTCGATTTTTGTCCACCCCAGTCCACTCGAATGAAGTTTCATTTATCGCTGATTTCTCAGAAAATGGCTGTTTACTGCGGTCAACAAACAAAATACGCAGAAGTAAATTATGGTGAGCCCGGAACTACTCGACCGCGTTTTTATCATTTAATAACAATAGCTTGCATTGTTTGGTGTTTTATGTGGTGTTTTATTTTTTACCGCGCCGCGCTTCATCTAGCAGCCGGTCAATGTGCTTGTTCCATAGCACGAACAGCTGCTCGACTTTCTTGTCTATCTGGCGCAGCCGCTCATCCTGAGTTTCGTTCCGGCCTTTTAACTCGCTGATCGTGCGGCTAATCCAAAAGACCAGAATGAATAGCGCCGTTATCTGCGGCCACCACTTTGTTATTACATCAGCACTCATCGCTTTTACCGGCGCTTTTGTTTCTCATTGCGCGGGACATAACGTCTACCATTAAACAGTTCAACCATCTGGTTCGCGAACTCTTTTTTGGCGTCTGCGCTTCTCAAGTTTAGCAACCCCGGATAAAGCATTGTTTGTTTTGCTATACGGGGAACAACATTTTCTGGCACAGCGGCAAAGCCAAACGACATGGCCGGGACAGCAATTGCTTCGTAAAACCCTTGCCACCCCTGATACTCGTCGTATAGAGAGTTTTCATTATCGTTAAAGGTAGTGTTTGCCATCTTAGCAAGAGCAGTAGTGTAATAGGATATTGACCCGACTACTGAGTTTGACAAATCTCGCTGGTATTTGATCCCGTATATGCCGTTTACCACCGGATCAAAAGCGCCGTAAAAGCCTGCTCGACTAAGACCTAGCATCAGCAAGTATTGAGCAAGCTCATCCTCTCTCTCTTTTTCTTCCCACCGATCCTTGTTAAAGGCAGCTTCGCGCAATGTGGCAACAGCAAGATGACCGGCGTAGAGCATGGCGGCAGGCAATGCCACTCGCAAGGCAGCGTATTGGGTAGCACGGAGCTTGCCGTTGTCCTTCGCATCTCGAATAATGCCTTTTGCAACTTTGATTATAACATTACGTTGGAACGCAAATATAAAAGATGTGATTGCAAAAATAATCCGGGGTAACGGATGCTCCGCATACAAAGGCTTCACTCCGGGCTGCGGGTCTTGGACTGCCATGCGAGAAGCGCGAGACAAAGCATTTACATAGACAGATGCTATCCCCTCAATAGCGCCGCGCTCGTTAGTCAGGTCGCTAACTGTGGGCTGCCGGTATTTTAGTTCGCCATTCTCTTGGTTCATGTTGATGACATATTCAACAAATTGGGGTAGCGCATCTTCGCTGACACCAAAATCCTGTAACATGCGCTTATGACGATTGAGTTTTGTCCGTGCAGATTCGCTCTTGTCGCCTTCATATTTATTGAAATCCTTGGCGATCTCGTAAAACATTTTGCTAAAAATTTGAACCTGCGCCCGGCGCTGCGCGTTTGTAACTGGCCCAAGCATGTTGGCAATAAAAAACCTTGTTACAAACCCGTTGACCTTAGAGTCAGATAGGTATCCTCCACCTAAACGGTTTTTAATTACATCTCCGAATTGCATGTCCTGAGATGCCCCAATAATGCGGGCTACTTGATCAAGAGTTTCGAACTTGTCCGTATCACCCATCCAGCTGCTGGATTGCCAAGCTTGACGCAGCGTGAAGTAAAAAGACTTTACTCCGTCTCTGACATCGCCAGTTTGCAAGGCGGTTGTAAACGGCTCGGCAATAGATGAAATGGTTGCAGCCCCAAGCAACGGAACAGTTACCCCAGCGGCAACACGATCACTCATTCTGTTTTGCCAAGAAGTCCGGCTATGGGTTGCCATGTTTACACCGGCAGCGCGTTTGATAGTTTCAATAAACTCGTGGATATCATGCCGGTGAACGCCCTGCTCAACCAGCTGTTCACGCGCCCAATCTAAGTAGTCGTTATATTGGAGCTTGCCCTGCCCTTTAGGAATGTTCTGCAATCCAAACGCCCGGTTGTATTCAGCCTTGCGTGTGGCTCCCATGATGTAATTTTGGATCGCGATGATTGGGTTGTCGATATAGTATCGCTGAAGAATGCGGTCTGCTTCGGTTGGCAGGCTGCGTTTTTTGGTGAAGTTTGCAGCGGTTGAGCCGGTCTGTATGTCTCCCGATTGAGCCATGCCAATCGCGAGATTCCAATTTCGGGCCTTAACCTCGGCTTCAGCTTTCTTAACAGCTTCGTATATTTCCTGTAGCTCACTCTCTTCCAGAGTTACTTCTGCACTTTCATTTTGAACCATTGAGCGAGCATCGGCCAACTTGGTAGCCATTTCGCTTGTCAAATTAGCGGTAATCGAGCGATCCAATCGCTCAATGATCGCCTCAAGCTGCTCTGCGCTTGCATTGAACTCACCTACCTCATTTGTGAAGATAATCTCGTAAACCCTTGAAGCGTCTTGAATAAACTCTTTTTGATTTTCAAAGATTGCAGTGTCATCGATCATGCGAGGCAGATAGCCACCTTCGCGCAAGTAATTAACATTTACTCCAGCTTTGTTGAGATAAGTGTAAATCTGATCCATCAGCTGACGCAATTCACGCGCCGGAACTGACAAGTCGTAGTCAGCGCCTTCGTGTTTGATCGCAAGGTCGATGGTGTCTTCCTGTCCCGTCAGGAAGTCCCTCAATATGTCAGTGACCGGAACTGGCAAGTTGTCCAAATCGTATTGAGTAACGATTTGCCCCAACTTCGCTGTATATTCGTTCATGCGCTGCTGCGTTTTATCGTAAACCGTTCCGCCAGCAACCGTCCCATCCATCCCGCCGGGGTTGTAGGTAACTTTTTTACGGATGTCTTGCATAAGCTTGTTGTCTGCGTATCGCCCGGAAATACTTAGGATGTGACCGTCTTTTGTGGCGATGCCGATGCCGCCTGCAAATCTGTCGTAGCTTTCCCAAACCTTCATACCCAAAGGCTTGTTGTGTTTGATTTTAGGCTGCTTGCGCTCCTGTATGATCTGGGCGTTTTTAACAGCGGTAGTCTCTCGATCCATCTCATCGAAGATTTTTTTCATCGGGCTACCTTGGTAGCGAGGGGGAGTGGTCTTCCAAGCACCCATCGGATCGAGCTTGGTGCGTCCTACGCCGGTATCCAAAGCATTTCTCTGCCCAAACTCACCAGTCTCATAGAGAGCTTGCATTAAGTCAGCATAAGCTCCAAAGACCTTTAGTCGATCTTCGGCCTGCGGATACATTCTGGTTAATTCAAAGGGATTTTCACCAATAAAGTCTTCGGCCATTACGTCATAGAAATTATCGCCCGGTGACACTAGGTCAGAGTCCGCCTTCAAGGCATCCAGCTGGCGGGCGACAAAAGCCTCGCCGCCGCGCGCAAACATTTCAGTCGGCCGGTTTAAGTAGTTATCACCTTTTGTCTGTTCATTCATTGACGAGGCTGCGACACGAGCGCTACTGCGGCCAGCAAGAATGTTATTGAGCCTGCCCTGCGCTACCTCTAGGGACTTATACTGTTTACCAGTTTGGCGCTGGCGCGCCTCAAGCCGGGCAATCTCTTTTTCCAGCTGCATAATCTTGCCTGCTTCCGCAGCGGCATCAGTGTAAAGTGTTCGGATTAAACGCTCAAAAGCTTCAGTGACCTCAGATGGGGCGGCTTCCGCAAATGCTTTTTGTTCTTTTCGCGCCTTACGCACTCTTGCGGACTGCCCTCGGTTGCTCTCGGCACTCTCTTCGCTGTCGATAGCTATGTCTCTCGTGCCGTAACTGTCCTGTATCCAATAATCAAGAGCGTGGAACCATTCATGCGCGAACACGTTTGACTCAACAACTTGGTGTATTTCTTTGTCGGCATTGCTGTAATAGGCCAGCGCGCCCTGCCCCGGCAGTCCGCCATCAAGGTAGAAACGCAGTGTTCCATTTAAGCCAAGAACGCTCGGCGGCATTTGCAGCGAATGGGCCATGTTTTCAAACGCTACATACCCAGCCATTAGCTTGTTAATCGCGCTTTTGACGTTTGCGTTGTCTTTCACGATTACCTTGATGCCGAAGCGCTGCTCAAACGTATCTGATATAATTTTTATTTGGCGTTTGGGCGGCAGGCTCATAGCTGTGTCTGCGTTGTAGCCAGCGGCAACAAATACATCAGCTATAATCGATTGCTCTACAGTCTCTACTTGCCCGGTCTTTCGGGTGCGCTGGTCTATGACTTTATCCAGCTGCGATGCCGGGGCTGCTTTGCGGTCTAGCTTTTGCTGACTGCGCCCTTCAGTTTCGCTTCGGCGTCCGCGAGTATCCGCGCTGCGCTTTTCATCTGTTGGTCTTTGAGCTTGTTCCCGACTTTGGATAGGCTGCGCTGCATCGCGCTGCGAGCCTTGCTCGATGAACGATATTTGGCCACTATCTTCACTCCCTTCGCCGCGATCAACTTTCTCACGGGCTACTTGAACAATATCTTGAGACGTAGTGTCGTCTTCAAAGAAGCCACCGGCCTCTTTCTGCGAGGCTTCGTCAACATAGAAGCCCAACACCTGAGTCAGCTTCTTAGCACTTAACGCTCGGTTGCCATCATAGAACGCCACTATTAAAGCTTCAACCAGCGGGTCGAGGTCTGTAAATGCGTCTTGCTGTGCCAAGAAATCTTTTACCTTAACACCCTCGTTTCGCAGCTGACTAATGGTCTTGGCCACCTCAACAATAGCGGGGGTTATGTCGTATTCGGCATCAATCCGACCAGCTGCAATTTCAGCCTGTAGTCGTGCAAACGCCGGTGACGCGCCCAGCATAGCGCTGGTGATGTTGCGAATGTTATCATCACGGCTCTCAAGCATGTTTGCTAGAACGCCAGTGTCTTTATATGTCTTGGCTAGAATGGCTGCCTCAATACGCTGCGCGCCCTCTTTCGTTAGGCGTCCGTCACGGCTAAATGATCCGCGCTCGTTCTCAGCAACGATGTCGCGTGAAAACGCATCAAGAAACATTTTGTTGTCGCGGCTCTCAATGTTGCCACCCATATACACGCGCAACATAGAATCGGTCAGGCGGTCAGCGTCCAGCTGCGCTTGCTCTGTAGCGCCCATCCGTGCTGTCCGGTCAAGGTTATTGCCTTGAGCAAATCGCACGGCAGCATCAGTAGTGATGTCACCTTCAATCTGCATAACCAAAACGGGCTGGCGCATAGAAGCCACATCAGCGTTCAGCTTGCCTGCTTGGCGGTCAGTGATCGGCGCTGCTTGCCCTTTGTTACTATCTAGGTAATCACGAAGAAATGACTTGTAGCTTATGCGCTGTTGCACCAAGTCCTGATCGTTATAGACTTCGCGCAGCGTAAGCGCACGGCCGTTACCAGAAACAATTGTGCCATCAGACAAGATAATAGGAGCGCCGCTATCGCCAATCGGACTGTCGCCTAGCTGACGCGGATCAAGTTCTACAGCGCGCTTTCTTACGCCGCTATCGCTTTCAGCTAATGACCGGTCACGCGGTTGCAGCGCCCCGGTAGCTTGCTTCAAGTCATCTAGCTCTACGATTACAGGACGAGCCGTTACAGCCTCAGACTGGTCAACGCTTGTTATTTCGCGCCTATTAGATACAGCTGCGGTGTTGGTGATGCGTGGGTTTGGAGTTTCAACCAACGTCCGACCAGCTGGAGGTGTCTCATTCTGAGGCGTCTCCACAGGGTCGGGCAGCACAGGCGTTTCAGTGGCCGGCACTTCTGGCTCGGCTATCGCTTGCTGACCCTCCAAGCTAACTGTTTGCACTGGTGTTTGTGTCGAAGTAACCGCCTCACTTGGAATATCAATACCAAGTGCTTCATACCCGGAAACCGGTCTTCCCGTGTCTAAATTTAAGTTATAACCCTGCCCCGGTGTGGGGTCGAAGGCGCGCGCCACATCTTCAGTTGCGAGAGCGTTTTCCAAATTACGCTGCTCTGTTGCAGCTTTTTGCCGAGATAGGTTTGCGGGAGTTTGAATCGCAGTCTCAATAGCCCCTATCGGCCCCTCCGCTATGCCTTCAAGGAAAATATCACCCCTAGACAGTTCGTCACGAGCGCCAACGCCCATCTGAGCCAGCTCGCCAGCTGCCTCCCCGGCTGCCCCAACCACGCCTTGCAAAGCAACCTCACCAACAGCGGCAGCGGGGACTGCTAATTTGCTTCGGGCGGCTATAGCTGGCGCTATAAGTTTACCAGCGAGTCCAAAGCTTAAAGCGTCGAAAGCGGCAATCGGGAGCGAGTATGCTCCGGCGCTCACGCGCGCATCAGACCAAAAGTTCTCGTCTTGCAGCAGGGAGGCAATCTTATCTCGGTTTGCCGGGTCGTCTGGGTCTGCCCCGTTTTTACGCATCTCCTCCATCAAGATCGTATTAAAAGTAACGCCAAATGTTACCGGGAACATAGCCGCTGCGCCAGCATTCGGGTTTTTGGTTATCGCGGTGGCAGCAGCGCCCGTGGCAAGTGCTGGGGCATATTGAACAAGACTTTCGCCCGTGACCGCAAGGACGGCTTTAAGGCCGCCCTTTGTTGTCAATGCCGTTCTAAACATATCACCCCAGCTGGCGTTAGGGTCGGTAATGGCGTTCAGCGCTTCTGCCGTGTCCGCATCCATTGGGTATTCTGCAAGTTGAGCGCTTGAGTCAATCAAGCTGTCCGCAACCTTGTATGGGTCGCTAGTGTCCATATTGCCAATTGTAGAACCCTGCTGGGCGCGATAAAAACCGCGCTGCATGGAGTCAGGGACTACAGCATCTGTAAATGTGCCAATAGCTTCGGGGAACGCATCTGTCGATGTTGGCCCGGATATAAGAGTTCCCATCGTTTCAAGGAAGCCCGGCGTTTCGAGGGGTGGTTCGTAAGGCTGGTATTCGGGCAAGTCCTCAAGATCAATCCCAAGGGCCGAGTAGCCGGACAGGCGCTCTTGGCCACCTAGCGTCTCAGTGGGAACATCTGGCGCACTGGGGCCAAGAGCATTAGGCTGAACACCGAGCGCTTCGTAACCAGCGCCTAAAGAGCTTGGTTCGGTAACATCGAGTTCAATTCCTAGCGCTTCGTAACCAGCGCCCAGATTAGCCTTGGGTAACTTTGCCAAACTTATCTCCTCTATTTGGAGGTGGCGATTAAATCGTCAATGATCTGTTGTCTTAACTCGCCCTGTATTCCAAATCTTCCAAGAAGCATTTGTGCGGCTTTTTCCCCAGTCAATTGGTCTTTCCTAAATTGCTGGCGAAGGTCTTGAAGGATATACAAAGGAACTTGGGTCTTATCTCGAAAACCAAAAACGCCTGTGCTGTATTCTTTTGTCTTACCAACGCTGGCACGGGCCAATCCATTTAACGCCACCCTGTCCGCTTGACTTGGGGTCAGACCCTTAGAACGGGCATCAGCATACTGGCTCGCATATTGATTTTGTATAAATGAGTGCATCGCCGTGTCCACATCCGGTTTGCCGGTAAACTCAACAGGGACACCTACGTCTGATGCGTCAAGCGGGGCTAAGACGTCCAGTAAGTCATTTTCATTTTTCTGGTCTTGAGGGGTAAATTTACTTCTATCGAAAGCGTTTTTATCTTTAGCTCGATTGTCAGTAGCGTTTCTGTCTAATTCAGCTTGGTCACCACGGAAACCTCTGTCTAAAGCAGCTTGCTCACCACGGAAACCTCTGTCTAAAGCAGCTTGCTCACCACGGAAACCTCTGTTTCTTGCACCTTCT